CATTAGATGATATTACCTTAGAAACATTCAAAGAATGGTTTTCAGTTAGTTTTATACAACAACTTGACAAACTTAATATGTGTGGTAACTTAGGTGATCCTATTATTAATACTGAAACACTTGACATATACAAATACTTGCGTGAAGTAAATCCTAACATTAATTTACAAATGCATACAAATGGTAGTGCAAGGAATAGTACATGGTGGCAAGAACTTGCTAGTGTAGATGTAACTGTAGTATTTGGAATAGACGGACTAGAAGATACACATTCTCGCTATAGAATAAACACAGACTTTCACACTATACTAGAAAATGCAAAAACGTTTATTAATGCAGGCGGCAATGCTAGATGGGATATGTTAGTGTTCCGTCACAACAAACATCAAGTAGATGAATGTAGACAACTTGCAAGTGAATTAGGCTTTAGTGATTTTAAGTACAAAAATTCTAGTAGATTTAAAAATGGCCAATTTAATGTTTTAGATGATACTGGAAAAACAATTGATATTTTGTACCCTACAGAAACAAGTGAAAGTTTTATAAAAATAGTAGAAGAAGCAAAACAAGAAATAAGCCCAACAATAACTTGCAAAGCACAAAACTCTCAATCTATATATGTTGCTGCTAACGGTAACATTGCACCCTGTTGTTGGTTAGATTTAGAATGGCTACCACCAGTAAGTGAAAGTAGAATTGATTACATGGATAAAATAGGAAATTTTCCTAATCTTAATAACCATACTTTGCAAGAAATATTTGACAGTAACTTTTTTAGTAGTATCGAAAACACATGGTCAAACGGTTGTTTAAAAGAATGTCAAAAACAATGCGGCAAGTTTGATAAACTAGGAGCTCAATTTGAAAGTTGATATTGAAGATGTACTGTTTTGGATGGACGCAATTCGTAACAGCGAAAATCGATATCGTACACTAGAAAGTTTTTGGAAAGGCCAAGTACACAGTAAACTTTGGTTAATAGAACAAATGCAAGAATATAAACTTCAAGGTAATGTTGCTATTTACGGTGGCTGGAATGGAGTACTTGCAAGTTTACTCTTTAATAGTGATCTTGCAATACCTGAAATAGAAAGCATAGATATTGATCCTGTTTGTAAAACTATTGCAGAAACTATTAACATGCGTTATCACATGGACGGAAGATTTACTGCCACAACAGCAGATATGTGCGAGTACACTACAGATGCAGATGTTGCTATTAACACTAGTTGCGAGCATTTAACACAAGAGCAATATGACAAATGGTTAAGTAATATTCAACCAGGTACAAAGGTAGTACTACAAAGTAATAACTATGTTGACCTTGATGAACACGTAAGATGTGCAAAAAGTATGGAAGACTTTGTACAGCAATCAAAAGTATATGTTGCATATGTAGGAGAATTTAAAACACCTAAGTACACAAGATATATGATTATAGGACATAAATTTAATGGGTAAAACATTCTGCCCCTTGCCATGGATACATTTGGCAACTAGACCAAATGGCGATGTAAGAGTTTGTTGTACAGCAAACGCTAGTGGCGCAGGCAAGACTGACAACAAGGAAGTAGGACTTGTTAAACAAGATGGTGTTAACATGAATCTACGTGATCATACTATCGAAGAAGTTTGGAATAGTGAGCAAATGCGTAATACTAGATTGCAAATGCTTAATGATGAAATTCCTTTAAGTTGTAAAAAATGTTTTGAAGAAGAGGCAAAAGGTATAAAAAGCAAAAGGAATTGGGAAACCGAGGTATGGAATGAAAGGATCAATGTACAAGAAATTGTTGATCAAACACAAGAAGATGGCACGTTGCCTGTAAACATACCTTACTTTGATTTAAGATTAGGTAACCTATGTAATTTAAAATGCATTATGTGTAGTCCGCATGATAGCTCAAAGTGGATTAAAGATTGGAAATTACAATATCCAAAATATGAACTTATAGATTTGAAACAAGATCAAGGCTGGGATCCTAGTTTTGATTATGTATGGTACAAGAAAAGTAGTTTCTTAGACTCTGTAAAAAATCAAGCACACTATATAAAAGAATTATATTTTGCTGGCGGAGAACCATTGCTCATACCGGAACATTATGCAATACTACAATTTATGATAGACGAAGGTTATGCAAAAGATTGTATACTTAGATATAATAGTAATGCTACAGACATATCACAAAGATTGCTTGATATGTGGGAATATTTTAAAGAAGTAAAATTTAACTTTAGTGTTGACAGTGTTGGCGAAAAAAATGATTACATAAGACATCCGAGTAAGTGGGATAGTATTGTAGAGAATATGCATTTACTTGATAATACATCAGATCATATAACTGTTAATCTTGCTTGCGCCGTACAACTTCTTAATGTACACAGTTTAGTAGAACTTGCACAATGGAAGTTAGATCAAAACTTTAAAAAAATAAATCGTGCGCCATATGGCGGAGGTATAATAGGGTTACATTTAGTGTACTTACCGTCCTACTTAAATGTGCGAGTACTACCTCAAGACTTAAAAGCCCAAGCCGCAGATACGATAAGTAAGTTTGCTAATAGTATTAACACACATGAATTTATTAATAATGCTTATGGCAAAATGCGTTGGTTAGGTTTAGTTGATTACATGAATTCAGAAGATTGGTCACATAAACTTCCGGCGGCTGTACAATACTTAGAAATATGCGACAAAACAAGAGAATTAAACTTTAGAAATACGTTTAAAGAATTGAGAGATATATGACACCTGAAGAAATTGAAAGAGGACTACGTTGGCAAAGTTTAGTCAACTTAGGTAACCAAGTAAAACTTAAATGGCATATTGACCATCACCAAGTTGAACAACAATTAGAACAGTTTAAAGATAATTGGTGTCCGTACAATGCTAAAAAAGACACTCACAATAATCGCTGGGGGTTACCAGTAACAAGTCACACCGGTGATGTTATGGACAATTACCATTTGAATAGTTTTGGTCATATGCAGAAATACCATGACATAGAAATGAAGGAAGAAAACTTTAACACACCAACAGAGGTGTATAATAATATTCCTGAGCTTGCAAAACTAGTAGATGTTTTTGCACCAGATATTGGTCGTGTACATTTATTGCGTGTTGACCAAGGAGGCTTCTTTCCTCCGCACAGAGACTTTCACGGTGTAAGTCCAGAATATTTTAGATTGCTAGTAGTGTTTGGACGTTGTAGTCCTGAAAATTATGTACAAATGGTAGACGGCAAGCCATTATACCCAGAACCTGGATTTGTTTACTTTACAAACTTTCAATTAGATCACAGTGTGTTTAGTTTTAGTGATAATCTGTATTCATTAATTTTAACAGTAAAATTAAATGAACGTACACAACAACTAATTTTAAATAACACAATGGCAGAATGAAACTTTCTTACAAAGACCCTGCAAAAGAAGATTGGTTTTTAGTTAGTTGGACACTATCTAATAAATGCAATTACCGTTGTTCTTATTGTCCAAGCAGACTTCATGACGGAAGTACAGGCCATAAAAAATGGGACACGGTTAAAAATTTTGTAGAAAACTTTGATGCTAATGGCAAACAAATTTGCTATAGGATTTCAGGCGGCGAACCTACTTATTGGAAACATTTTATTGACATGGCTAAACTTGTAAAACAACAAGGCCAATACTTTAGTTTTCTAACCAACGCAAGTCAAAAAGTAGAATACTTCGCAGAGATAACAGAACACACTGACGGAATGATTATCAGTTATCATCCTGAATTTGCTAATATTGATCATATAATAGAAGTTATAAAAGTAATGACTTGTCCTGTTGCTGTTAATCTTATGATGTTACCTGATAGTTTTGATGAACTATTAGATATTGCAGAACGTTTATTTAATTGTAGCGACAATGTAATGATATGGCCAAAGGTAATTTTAGATAAACAAGAAATTGAAGGATATCCTACTAACGAAGTTAGTGCATACTCAACATCACAGCAAAACATTATTACTAATTGGCCTTATACACGTAAATTAGATGATACAAAGTTACACAGAGGCGGCCTACTATTAAATGGTAAAGATATTAATGCAAATGACTTAATAGTTAATGAGCTTAATGCACACAAAGGTTGGAAATGCTGGGCAGGATTAGATATGATTAGTATTGATATGTGGGGAGACATATACCGTGCCGAGTGTCAGCAAGGCGGCAAAATAGGTAATTTAGAAAAATATACTTTACCTAATAGTACAATTACATGCGGTAAAGATAAATGTTACTGTTTGAGTGATATATATCTACGCAAAGAGTTGATAGCTACCCAGCAAATTTAATTCGCTATCAAATATTAACATAAAGTGTTGTCTATCGGCTTTTCTATATGACATACAGCATATTAAATTATTTTTTACATACGGACGACCTAACATATAATCAGTAAGATATAATGTTTTTATATTTGTATTTTCATCTACACTCATTATAGGACAACTAGGTGTACCAGATGGAAAAAATATTGCTTTGTTGTCTAGTGCTACACCACAACGATATCTGTACTTGCCACCAAAGTTAAGACCAATATCAAAAACTTTACTTTCTTTCGTGTCAGTATCAAAAACTACACCCCAATTACTATCTTGGCTATATTCGTCACCATATGGTAATGCAATTATTTTATTATTAACTAAAACGCCACAATTATATTTTTTAGCAAAGTCATTAGTTAGTGTTAAATTATGATATATTGCTCTATTAGTAGTTGTATCAAATTCTACGATTTCTGTCATACCAGGCGTTTCGCCGAAAGGCAAACTGTAAAGTGTATTGTCTTTTACTATTATATCACTAAACTTTCTAGTAATATTACTATTGATGTCTAACTCAAAACTTTCAAAATTATTACCGTCGAAACTTAGTAGTTTGTTATACCCGGGATTATCACCTCTCGGCATACTCCAATATCTGCCATTGCAATATACAGTACCCATATGTAATTTTTTGCCTTCGTAGGGTAGTTTGTGTTCGCTAACTTTACCTTCGTTAATATACAGTCCGTAGTTAGTATCTTCGTATCCTAAAGGAAAACTAAACGCAGATGTACCGTTTGATGCAATACTGTAAAATTGCCCTTTGCCTGCAAACGATAATTTGTGATACACTACATCGTTGTCTTTAATTTGTACTACAATATTAAGTTCGTCGTATATGCCGTATGGTATAAGCCATAAATCGTTATCTAAAACAATAGGAGCATTAGTTTTACTAGTAGCAGGAGGTAGATCTAATTTGATAATATCTTTTTTAAAACGCCAAACATCTGCATACTCTTTACATTGTTCAGTAGCAAATGGCGGACTTGTTAATATACCATTCCAGTCAAGGAGTAATAAGTGCTTTATGTTTTCTTCTTTGTAGAAATCTTCAAATGCTTTATACATCATTTAAATCTATTGTCCTTATAACTTTTTCAACTTTTGTATCAAATACTAGTACAGTTTGAAAACTCTCACTTTCTCCGTATGGAAAGGCATATATGATATCGTTAATAATTACACATTGGTTATACTTTTCAATAGTAGTATTATCTGTAAAATATTTACTTACGTCTATGGTATAATGCTCTTCTGTGTTTGTGTCAATAACTAATATTTCTGCTAAGTCACCTTGGCTTTTCCATGTATCCTCTGGCTCGCAAACACATCCTCCTCTAGGGATATAGTATAACTTTCCTTTACTGTTCTCAACTCCGGCAAAATATTTTTTACTTTCTTTTCCAATGCCTAAATCTTTAACATACCATTCATCTGTCATACTGTTTATAACAAGCATTTCGCTCCAGTCCTCATCGTGGCCTGCTGGCGGAAAAAATATTTTACCATTTTTTGTTACAGTGTGTGAAAAATATTTTCTGCTAGTGCCTGTTTGTTTGGTTTGTATATATTCCCAACCTTCTTTTCTAATTGCAAGAAGGTCAAATTCTTTATGTTCACAATACGGTGCTGCATACAATTTATCATTTGCTTTTGCAAGTGTTGTCCATTTTTTATTAGCATGTCTTACGTCTTTATAATCATATAGTATAGGCAACATATCTATTAATTTATAAGTACGATTAAAACAGTCGTATTCTATCCTTGAATTAAATGTATTTCCTAAGTTTTCTCCTCGAGGTAAACCGTAAATTATACCATCTAACATTTGGGTAGTATGCCATCTTTTTGTTTCATCAGGCAACGCTAAGTGTCTAGTAGTTACATTGTTAGTACGCATATCAATGTCTAGTACATAATTAAATGGTTCGTGCTCGCCGTACGGTAATGCTATAATGTGTCTGCCGTATATGTGACCTTGAATATATTTTCCTTGTCCTTTCTTTTCTAAATTTAAGTATTCTATGCTATCGTCATTAGTATCTAATACCAATATATTGCTTTCATTGTATGGTAGGAAGTAAATTTTGTTTCTATGTACAATACCCTTTTGCCACTTTTCGGTAGTTGAGTCAACTAATAATGGTATTTTAGTAATTGAATGATTAGTTGGATTGTACTTAATCATGTAGTCAACAGATTCAGTAAGGCCGTATGGCGCACAATAAATCATGTTGTTATTTCCAACAGTCGGGTAACTAAATGCTTGAGGGGTCAAATTTATCTCCAAATGCACTACGTAAGTCTTTTTGCATTTTTTCTATAACTATATGTTTAGGATATACATTGCAATTATCCCAATCGACCATATACATGTTTTCACCGTTAACAATTATATTACTTAATACCCAGTCGCCATGTACATAGGGTAAAGTCTGCTCAATATTTTCTAAACAAAATTTATATACTCTTTTTATAAATTCAGGTGTGTGTTCTAGTGTACTTGCTGGAACTCCATCTATTTCTTTTGTGTCTAACCACATAGAATCTTCGTTATGTCCGTAGTCTACAACATAGTTAGGAACAATACTGTTTAGCATTTTTACATGTTCATCTAGCCATATCATATCTACAAAATGCCATAGTTTTCTATAGTAACCATCGCCTTTGTAAACACTTCGCTTTTTTTGTTTATTTGTTTTAATTAAGTCCATATGCTTTTGCTACCGGAGGTAGGTAATCCTTTATATACATTTTACGCCAGCTGTCTAACTTATTAATATTATATTTAAATTCTTCTTGTTTAAGTAGATTA